CGTTTCCGTTGGTTATATCGCAAAAGAAAGACTATGGCCTGATTCCGAGGCTTATGATGAATACATAAAAGAAAGAAATATCAAAGGTAAACCAAGAATGATAACGACTCAAGCCGAGCTTTATGAGCTCTCGATCGTGAATGTCGGTTCTAATCCGAATGCGCTCCGGGCGGTGAAAAGCGCCGAAGAGGCAGCGGCCAAAGGTTTTACCGGCAATGTGAAACAGTTCATTGAGATAGAGATTCCACTTGAGGAGAATGAGGGCGAGCTGTTTGATCTCGATGAGAAGCCGTATGCGAACGAGCACTCCTGCAGGCTGAAGCCTCCGAATTATCCGAAATACACCCGGGTAAACTGCAAAGTCAAATCTGATGGGAAATGCATTGATTTCATATATGGGATCAAAGGCCCGAAAGAGAGCGAGCTCCAGGCGATGAGGTATCCGAAGAAAACCTGGACAGCATCGGCGGCTCGATCGCATTGCAAGAGCCACAAAGGCACATTCGAGGCTGCAGCCGAGGGGGATGCCCTCACACCGGAGGAGATTGACGAGAGATTCGATGAGCTCAAAAAGCTCCTTCAGGAGCTCAGAGAAGTAATCAGCACAAAAGAAAAGAAACCAGAGCAGAAGCCCGGGAAGTATGAGGCGCTGCTGGCAGGGGACCAAAAGTCCGAAAAACCTGCAGAAAAACAGCAAGAAGCCTTATTCGCTCCTGAGCCGAAGCTTACAGATATCATTAAGGAGTAAAAAACTATGCCTCCAAATATTGCAGAATTGATTGAAAGTGTAGGGAAAGAAACGACCGTTGCCGACTTCAAGACGATCCTCAAGGGCATCAAGGAAGATGTTGACCAGAAGGACAAGGCGTATGAGGACCTCAATCTGAAAGTCGTAAAGCTCATCGAGCAGACAGCTCGGGGAAAAGGTCAGGAAGAGACAGCCAGCCCTGAAGAGCAGACGAAACGGTTTTTCCAGTCTGCTGTCAAAAGTCAGACGAAAGGTTTTTCTGCTGCTGAAGTGTACAAGTACGGCGGGCGAATGGTCCGGGACGATAAGGAATGGTCTGAGGGCAAATGGGATATCGGTAAGATCCCAGGCGAGGAAAAAGCCGCTCTCGGGACAGTGTTGCGTGGTAAGAAAATTGCCTCTCTCATTGGTAACGATGAGATGAACAGCTCTCAAATTCAGGGAAGCCTAAATCTTATAGACATGGTAATCCTGAGCCAAGCCCTCAATGAGGGAAGGTGCAGAGACTTGACGGGAGCTATCCTCAATTAGGAGTGTTTGATGGGTGCAAAGGTTGGACATTCTGTGTCTGAAGAAACAAGAAAAAAAATAGGCGATGCAAACAGAGGTGAACGACATGGAATGTATGGCAAGATTCCCTGGAACAAAGGTAAAAAAGGTTACATGGGATCTAATAAGACCAGTTTTAAAAAAGGAATGATTCCTTGGAACAAAGGCAAACATGTAGGGAATCATGGCAATGGATTTGAAAAGAACCACATACCTTTTAATGCTGATAAACATAAAATTGAACCTTTGCATGATATCTATTATTGCACAATCTGTGAAAAACCTTTAACAAAAAGACAAATTGCCAATTTATTATGTCGAAAACGTAATAATGGCAAACATCCCGAAGCCTGGTTTTGTTCATTCAAATGTGCCAATCAATATTTAGGCGAAAATCATAAAGGCGAAAATCATCATAACTGGCAGGGTGGGAAATCTTTTGAACCATATGGTGAAAACTGGAAACAAATTAGACGCCAAATAAAAGAAAGAGATAATTATCAATGTCAATTATGTGGCAAAAAGGGATGTAGATTAGATGTACATCATATTGATTATAACAAAAAGAATATGAGCCAAGATAATCTTATAACCTTATGTCATAATTGCCACATGAGAACTGGTTTTCATAGAGAGCAGTGGAGTGCATTATTCAAAACACTATTTTTAATTCGAGCAATATTCTATTTGGGGATAAAGGGAAAGTCCAAGCTTGTAAGAAATTACAAGAAATAACTGGATGCAACAACCGGGAGTTATCTCGTGCCGATTCAGTACGAGTCTGAGATCTTCGCACTCGCGAAACAGGCCTCCGTCATGATGGGGAAAGTCACGACTATTCCCATGGCGACACGAGACATCTATTGGCCGAAACAGTTGACCGCCTGCGCTATCACCTGGGTGACGGATGAAACCACGGGAAAAACCGAGACGAACCCGACATTTACACAGGTGCATCTCGAATGCGAGACCTGTGCGGCCTGGCTCACCGTGACGGAAGAGCTGCTTGAGGATTATCCCGGGAATCTCGGGGATTTCTTCAAGAATCAGTTCGTCGAGGCCTGGGCTCAGGAGTTCGACAAGCAGGTTCTCAATTCGAATGCTTCACCGTTCACCAGTATCCTCTATGATACGGGTTGCAACATCCTGAACATGGGAACTGGGAAAACTGCGTTCTCTGATGTGGGATTCAGCGATTTGATCGACATGGAGAATGCGATCAGCGCAGCGGTCGGAGAAGTCGGGTTGCGGGGTGCAGTGTTCATCATGCACCGGAAGGTTTTCAACTATCTGCGCCAGAAGAAAGATGATGACGGCCAGTATCTCTATCAGAAACCAGCAGAAGGCGTGCCGGCCACGATCTGGGGATATCCGTACATCATCAGCGACCAGATGCCGTACACCGATGCGGCCGATTCACCGTTCCTGATTCTCGGAAATCCGAAATACTGGCTGCATGGGAACAGGGTCGGGCTGCAGTTCCAGACGTTCGACAATACGATCCGGAAGATCGATTACGATCAGATCTTCTACCGGTTCAGATTGCGTCAAGCTTTTGAAGGTCAGCATCCGGAAGCTTTCGCAGTGCTAGAAACTGCAGCGAGTTAAGCAGTACAAAGTGAGAATCATCCCCGGGGTGACACGGTTCCCCCGGGCATCTTTTAACGAGAGGTAAAAAAACATGAGTGCGTATGGAGCTTTCATTTCAGGATTTGTAACCAAAGATTATCACACGGAGACGGCTGGTACAACGATCGATGAACAGATTCCGGGTTCCAATGGTGTGCGATTGGCGCTGTTGTTCTACAGTGTGGTGACTGGAGCAACAGCTCACACATTGGCGCTTCTCGAGCCGAGCACTTCCACCGGAAGCAACAACACGACTTCAGCAGCAGCGGCGAGCGGACAGAAAGTCATCAATGTGACGAATACTCCGCTGGATCCTGCTGGGAATGCAGCAGCCGCGAGTGATATTGTCGCATACCAGTGCACGGACGGATCCTGGGAGTTCAACACGATTGCTTCTGTTTCAACGAAAGCAATCACTCACGGGACAAATCTTGCAAAAGCAGTCGGATCGGGAGCGTATTACGTGATATTCGGCGTGGTCGGCGATGGTGTGGGCCCCAGGTTTGCTCTAACAGCAAGCGTCACGAACAACACGCCTGCGGTGCCCATTGTGGCTGTGCACAAGTACATGTCAATACCCTGGTATTTGACGATCGACAATGGAACCAATGCATCAAAACTGTACACGGCGCTTTTCGCCTACATCAACAAGTAACTACTGGAGCGGATCGGGCGGGGTTTTGCCTCCTTCTCCCGCCCGAGAATATATATGTGTGCACACGGGGAAACAGAGAATGTTGTCATCATGGGGCGAAAATGCAGGATAGATAAATGCATCGCCCCGATTGTGCGTGCTCTGAATGAAGGCGGGATCCTGACCGCGATGAGTTGCTGCGGCCACGGTGAGGGGGATGGATTCATTTTGATCTATCACCAGAATAAATACCGGCTTCTGATTGTGCTGGAAGAGGGAGAAAGATCTTTGAAACATTTCGACCAGGTGTGCCGACCGATGGCCGAGATGTTCGATAACAGAAGGATGAAAAATGAGAGTAAAAGTGCTTCATAGCTTCTATGACAAGATAGTTCATAAGGTGTATACATGCGATTTCGAGGGAGACATGGATCCTGGGATAGTCGAGCGAAACAGGAAATATGTCCGGATTTTGGAAAAGCCGAAAATGCAGGAAACGCCTGAGAATAAGATGGTCACAAAAGAAAAAGAGCAGGTTAAGACTCTTTTGAAAACAGGCCCGGTTAAAAAGCCAGTGAGGAAAAAATAAATGCCTTACGCGGTAACCCTTGATTCAGATAATGCTCTCGTATCACTCGAGGAAGCGAAACAGTTCATAAACAAGGATCTGAACGATCAGACTGAAGACAACAAGATTCTCCAATACATCAATTCTGCGAGCTCACTCTGCAATTCACTTACCCATCGAAAGCTGAAAGCTCGGGATCTCACTGAATACTATAGCGGTGACGGCTCAAATACGCTGATGCTGAACAATTATCCGATCAATTCCATTGCATCGATTTATGATGATCTGGATAGAACCTATGGGGCTGATACTCTC